CAGCATAACCAGCGCGGCCAGAAACTGTTTCAGTGTGTGTACGAACCCATTCCATAACCTGTTGCGCACCAGACGGAGCGATGGGATCATAAAGTGTTACACTAATTGCATCATATGCCATTTTTCCGGCAAGGTATCTTTTTGAATTCATATATTCAAGAGTGGTTTCACCAATTGTAACATTAGGACGTGCAGCTGATTTCATCAAAAACGCGTCTATTCCTTCAATTGCAAAAACCCACCGAAATTTTCTTTTCGGTTCAAATTTATTTGGCAGCATGTCTGCGACTGGCAATGTTGTGGCCATTATTTTCTCCTTAATCGTTATTAATTATATGTTTTACGAGTCTTCGACTAAATCTCTGTTCCGTTATTTGTAACAACGAAGTCCAGAGCAATAAATTCAACCGTTCGAGTCGGTTGTAAGAATATCTTGCCACGTACCGTGTTGTTTTCAACGTCAGCTTGAGTTGTTGTTGTTGTGTCAATTATGACTTTAAAGCGTTCAACACCTTGCTGGGCTTGAACTTCTGACAAGATTGGATTGACTGCAGCAGAAAATCTTGCGAGGGTTGACGCACGGTTTGGTTCGAAGATAAATGTATCTGCAATACGACGAACCTTTCTACGGATGTCGATAAGCAGCCTTCTAACATTCACCCTGTCAAGAGCCGATGCCGTAGCCTGTAGTGTTTTCTGACCAAAGATAACCCAGTCTGGCTGAGCTGGAAACTTTGTAATAGGATTAATGTCAGTCTCGTAAAGTGCGTCTAAATTAGCCCTATTAAAATTCACTGTTGTATTGAATACGTTTTTCATTGTGCCGCGGGTAAAACCAGCTGGAGCAAACCAAGGATAAGCAACTGCATCGTTGTATGAGAGTGCGCCAAGGACACTAACTGATGGTGGAACTCTTACGTTTGTTGCCGTTGTAGGATCTGGAATCACAGTATCTGGAAAATATGTCGCAGCAAAAGAAGAATCAAGAGCGCGGCTTTTGAGATCCTCAATTGTATTTCCGACACTGATCTGTTGGATCGATGACGTCACGACAACGTTATCAACATCTCTCTCTTCAATATCCATAATATAAAGTGCATCAAAGCGCTCTTCTACTTTAGCGATTGCTTCGTCTGTGACCTTTGTTTCCCTAATCCCGGGAACTGCAAGCAACTGAATATCAACATCACTTTTCTCAGACATTACATGTAAAGCCTTTAAATAAGCCTGGGTTCCTTGGCCTTCAGCACCACCTTGGTTTGCATCACTCATTTCTCTTTTACATGCATTATCAGTAAGCTTTGATTTATCTTCATCAAAAATATTCAGCCCATTAAATCCGCCCTGAACTGGCATTGTAAACTTAAAGAATTTAAACGATGCAATATTCCCAAAATCTTTCGCGACGTTCAAGAATCTAGTATATGTGGTTGAAGACCACGAACCATCTTTCTTCTGCAATGAGCCGGAAAGTTCAGCGGTTCGTCTATATGCTGCAAATGCCCACTGTGTGTGGTCAACAATGTCACCTGACGATGCTGTATGAATTTGAATCTTCTCAAGGGAAAACTTGTTATTGTTAAATCTATCACAGTCATAAATTGTACCTGATGAATCTAACGCTTCTGGATTGTTTCCAACCCACCAAGCCTGTCGAGCGGTCGACCATGAAGGGTAGTATGCCGAAAATGCTGCCATTCCTTCATTTAAAATTCTACTGGCATTTGGTGTACTGGCATTTTCAACACGAGTATTTTGCCAGCCCCAATAATAAGATGTATTCACCTTTTTCTTTCCACCCGTTCCGTCTGAGATTGACTCTCGATACACAATTGGAGGCTCAACAGTCTTCTGCATCAGATTGTGACCTGCGGCAGCACTTATAAGAGCGCCGGGTTCAGTGGTGGAATAACCTTCACCAATTTTTACAATTGGGTGATTCACATTTCTAATAATATCTGATCCCGAAGTGACCAAGTGGTATGGACCACGATAACCCACAGGAAGTGCTGTTTTTGTAATCTCACCAGCATCAACTTCAGACGCTATGCTAACCCGAATATATCTCGACAGGTTTGGATGAACACCAGCAACAACAATCTTCTGTGAAGCAGGAAGTTTGTCGAAGTCAAAAAACTTATTAACTGTCCCGATTCTTCTTCCAATGTAATCATTAGATGTCGGATCTAGTGTTAATCCACGGAACGTTTCACCGACCTCAATAACAGACACAGCTTCATCTTCATCACTAAATGCCCTTACAATCAGGTCAAACTGCCCATAGTCATCAGATTGATTTGACTTTCGAATATTTTCAATTGATACCTTAATATTAGTATTTGTATAATCTCCACCATCAAGTGCATGTACAGTAAACAAATCCTTGTTTTTTCCACCAATTTTCTGTGAAATAACTGCTGGGGAAAACGCATATCGGAATCGATCACTAAAGTTTTCAAAGTTTGGAATAGCAGTTGTTCCGGTGTCGTTCTTATTTCTACCAAGCGAAGAGGATACCAAGAAACATGCGTCCTCACGGTTGTTTTTACTGCCTGATGAATCCGTTGTACAACTAAAGATTCCTGATCCGGTAATCTGGGCCTGAGCTTTGAATACATCGTATGTATTGTAAAGAACATAACCAGCTTGCTGCATTTTAGCTGGATCTGTGTTAAAAACGTTTCTAATATAATTTGATTTTTCAGGATTTAGAGATGCAGTGATAGTATTCGGATATTGTTCTGTGTTTTTATGGCCATTTAACAACATCGTAAAGTTCCATGATGATGCGTCGTCGCTTTGTCCACCAGCAAAAATTGAACCTATCTGGGCGCCACCGTCCTGGCCGTCAACAAAGCTACCAACAGTCGGTCCGGCTGAAGCCGTGCTTGCGTTGCCAGTGTAGTTTCCAGATAATGCAGGAAGAACACCAGAAGCCGCGAGTAAGATACCGCGGATAACCGGGTGAGCAGCATAGGAACCTCGAGCTTCTCCGGTGGCTGCAGCGGAGGCTGACGCTTGAAGGCCAGCATCTGAAAGATATGTACTGCCGGCAGAATCCGACATAAATGCTCCGAGAATATATGTTCTACCGAGAGTCGCTCCAGTTCCGTAACCAGTGACAGGTGTTGCATATATGTTTGCACCAAGAAGACCGTTGGCCTTAACCTGTTCATCACCCGCGATGAAGCCGGCGTTTTTCACACCACCGGCCGGGACGTTAGAACCATTTGCTGTTTCGCCAACTGCACTCAGTCGTTTTTTCCCGTCACCAATCCCAAGCACCCTTAAGTAAGTACCAGAATTGGCGTTTTTCATCCATTCATACATAGCGAGAGGACCAAACTTCTCGCCGTCTGTGCTACCAAAAATCGTAACAAAATCTGCATATGTTGCAATTGTCACCGGAACGAAAGCAGGACCTTGATTTGCAGTTCCAACAATTCCAGCTGGAACCCCAGTCGGCACAACTGACGTTGGTCCGCTAAGATCTATTTCTTTTGTACTAACTCCGGGACTTTTAAATGTAAGTTCCGCCATGTCTATAGCTCCTTTTCACAATAGTAAGTATTCATCATAAAAACTCTTAGTCCTCATCTTAGGTTGAAAAATCTAATTCAATGATTTCATCAGATTTTGTAGGTTGTAAGAATATTTTTCCTCTTACAATATTTGCCTCTATATCGGCCTGGGAAGTGGTTGTTGTGTCAACTTGTACTTTATATCTACTAATCGCTCCAGCTTCAAGATACATTTGCAAAATTGGTTTACACTCGAGCTGAAAACTAGCCAAGGTCTTATTAACATCATTTTTGTTCCAAGTAGCAGGCTGGAAAAGCATCGACTGTTTTGCTGTCTCACGGACAAGCCGTCTAATCTCCAGTAACATTCTCCGCACCGACACTCTTTGCATCATGCTTTCAGCCTCTGTTAAAAACGTTCTTTGACCAAAGACAACTGGACCCTCATCAGTTGTAATTATTGGATTTAAACCGCATTCAAAAAGTTTTTCCAAAGACGACTGTTGTGTTTGTTCGATTGCATAATCAATGTTTATAGCTCCAGTTATATTCCCCAGCCCACCTCTGACCATGCCTGCTGGTGCAAAAAAACTTCCAGCATTGTCTAAATAACTGTATAATCCCAAGATATGAGCTGACGGTGGGAAAACAAATTGATCCACAGTATATACAATGTCACCGCTCCACTGATCACCAGCATAACTCACGGGGGCATATGCAATAACGTCAGGAAAATAAGCCGCACCGAACGAGCTTCCAAGAGCCCTTGAGCGAAATCTGTCTGCTGTTTGTGTTAAATCTGACTCTTGTTCAGAGCCAGTCACAACTTGACCTAGCGAGTCAACAATTTCTGGATCCATCACGTAAAACGCATCAAATCTTTCCTCTGCGACAGAAAGCGCTTTCGTTGTCAGCCTTTCAACCCTCATGCCTGGTAGTGCCATCACCTTCATTTCAACTTCAGATTTCTCGCTTAAAATTTTAAGGCACTTAATATATGCAGACATAACAGAGGAATTGTCTCCGTCTTTTGATGGATCATTTACATCAAAGTAT